CCACCTAAAGATGTATTACCTACAACGGATAAAGCTCCTCCTACACCAAGAGAATCTGCCATTGTAACGGCTCCAGCTATGGTGACTGTATTTGCCACATTCAATGTACTGGCAAGAGATACTGCACCTCCTACATTCAAAGTACTGGCAAGACTAGTTGCTCCTGCTACAGTTACAGTACCAAGTAGATTAGTAGCTCCACCTACAGAAAGAGCACCAGCAACACTGACGGCTCCTCCTATAGTAGTTGTTCCACCTATGTTAACATTACCAGATACAGATACATTTGTTTTAAATGTACCAGCACCTGAAACTGTTACGGTACTTGCAAAAGTAGCTGCACCTGTTCCTTTAAATGTACCACTTACGGATACATTACCAGCTACATCCAAGGTACTTCCCAGACTTACTGCACCTGTAATAGTTGTGGTTCCACCTACTGCAAGATTCCCTACAAGTATAGTATTACCACTTACACATACGTCATCGTCAAATTCTACTTTACTTACAAATTGAGAAGTTCCACTTACATAGGCATTTCCAACTACGGATATATTACCTACACATACATTCCCACCTACACTAGCATCAACTCCTGATAAATTAGATCCATCTCCATAAAAAGCAGAGGCACATACTTTAGCATTAGCTGCCTGTACATTTGCACCAGCTATGGTTACTGTACCAGCAATACTTACATTTCCAGATGCAGCTAAAGAACCTACAACATCCATTCTTCCAGTTGCTTTTACTGCATTCGTAGCAACCATAAAAGAAATATTAGTTCCATCTCCAGTTTGAAGTTGGGTAAGAGAAGCACTTACACCTCTATTAGCACTAACACCTAATTTTACGATCTGCTTATAGGTATCTGATATTTGTCTTCCAGTTAATGTACTCATATTGCTTGCCACCATCTATCTTCTGCATCCCAATTATTAGTAGCAGCTTCCCAATTAATTTGTCTGCCACCAGTATCAGGACGAGGGTTACGTATTATTGGATTATCACTTACATCAGGAACCTTGTTTAAAGGACTATTCTTTAAATCATATGCTCCATCAAAATCTTGTGGGCATACCAGCATTCCATAACTATTTAATCTCATAACTCTATGTGGATACACAAATCCACATGTATCACACATTGCTAAAGCATTTTTATTACTTGCCATTTTATATTGGACTTAATCTAGGTTTTAAAAATAAGTTAGCTCTTTGTCGATCTTCTTCCAGTGCTCTCCCTAATAATTCTTCATAATTAGCTTTTAACATTCCTATACGATCTCCTTCTATACCGGGAGTCTTCATGGAAAGATAATAGGAAAGACCACAAGTAAGAGGAGGAAGAAATCTTTTTGGAAGATCTGCATTTTGTTCTGCTGATCTATTTACATCTTCCAATTCTCTTACTCCTTCTACATTAAGAATATCAGTTGTATTCTCAGGAATAGGCCATACCAGAATTGTAGGATTATCTCTATTTCTTTTTATGGTAAATTGACTTGGCCTTCCAGTTTGCTTCTTATTAGGAATAATTTGATATTCTTCAAAACTGATTCGTTGTAATTGTAAGTCAGTATCATCTCTTCGTAATACTACTTCCAATGCATCCAAAGTATCACTTGATAATGCATAGGAAGTAACACTTGTCGAAACTGTAACTAGTGTAGTATAGGTAGTCCAAAGAAGTATACCTCTGTTCTGCCAATCTTTCAACATTAGATTAATAGAACGACGAGCAGATGCAGGAGTATGACCAAGGGTTTGTTCACCCCCGATCATCTCCGTAGCCTCTTGGATCACCTCATCTATATCTAAGTTAAAGTTAAATGTTCCTGACGTTGCCATTTTAAACTATTTCTTTTTACCATGATTATGGTGATGTTCACCCATAAAGATACCAACAACACCTGTTACACCACATGCAAGCATAGCAACAGTCTGCCACGGACCGATTGGTGAAATAAGACCAATCATGGCAAGAATAGCTGCCATTGCTGCATACGATGAAGGCTCTTTAAATCTACATATAATATGATTCATGTTTTTCTCCTTCTACTTTTTGTTTTCTTTTTAACTTTTGTGTCATACTTATTCTTCCACTCATCATAAATCTTACGTTTATTTTTTTTAAGATACTTCTTTTGTTTCTCAGATTTAAAAGGCACACTACTTTACATGAATATTTGGAACACTCATGTCCTCTGTCTTGAATGATTTCCCCTTTTCATAACTTTCATTTGTTACGACAGGATGGGGTGTTCCTACAACATCTGGTCCTTTTCTGGCTGCACCATAGCCTTGACCTGTAGGTTTCCCATTGATCTTTTCCAGATCAGGGGGATTTTTTAATAATGTATGTGGTCCCATTTCATTCTCCTTTACTAAACTTTTCCACCAGCTTTGTAACCAACCATGATCTTCTTACCTCTCTTACGAGAAACAGTTCCTCCACGTTTATTACCTTTACGTTTTCTACGTCTTTCTTCTTGTATATCTTGTAAAGCCTGATCTTCTGCTTCTTTATGTCCTTGGGGATTATCAGCATCCCATTCTTCAGCAAGTTCTTTTAGTAGCTTTTCAATATTCCAATCAGCCATACTCTATCTCCTACTAATCATAAAATTGGGAAACTTCAAGGTTTCCACCCTTCCAACGAGATACTGTACCACCTTTCTTCCGATCTCTATAAATACCCTGAGTTCCAATTCCAGAAGCAGGTGATGTTCTTCCTCCTCTAGCTTCAATATCTTTTTTAGATGCTACTCGTTTAAGATATCTACGTAATTTCTTTATATCTACTTGTCCTTTTTGAAGTGGACCTTTTCCCGTTTCTCCAGAAGTTCTAGTAAGTTTTGGTTTATCATGGGTAAATAAACCTGCTGTAGTTCCTCTAGAATATGGTCCTTTTCTTTTAACTCCAGAACTTGTATATTTTTTCTGTCTAGGATCAGTATAAGTTCCTCCAAATGTGTGTGTAGCAGGACCACGTAATGGTCCCTTTCCTCTATCTGTTTCTTCTGTTTTCATCCTTTCTTTAATAGTAGGATCTTTAAGTTTTCTTACTTCTACACGAGTATGAGGATCTGGAGAAGCTGTTTTTCTTCTACCAGTATAAAGTTTATCTCTAGCTGTTTTTCCTCTAGCTTTTCTTCGTTTCTTTATTATATCTGCTTCTTTCTGTAAACTTTTATATTTTGGTTTAGTTTTTGTTCTACCTTTGGCTTCATACATAGTTGGATTAACTTTTGCTGCATCTACAGTTTTCTTTTTTGTTGTTGTTTTTTTCTTTTCTTGTAATGCTTCTGTACCTGCTTCAATTCCTGCTCCTCTTGCTCCAGCCCCTAAAGCTGTTGTAACTTTACGTTTTGGTTTATCTTTCCTAGCAGCTTCATAGGTACTGGATATACCTTCATATTTTTTTGGTTTACGTTTAAGTTTAGAGATATCTATTCCTTTACCAGTTTGTTGAGAAACACCTCCTATACGTCTACGAATTATTCCATTATTCTTTGCCATTATTGTGCTCCTTGTAATACGGTATCTGGACCTCCCACTGGATTACGGGGATTCTCCATGTCATCCTGTCTCATACGTCTGGCTTGATTTCTCAAAGCATCTACTGAATTTGTATAACTACTCTCCCATACTTGTACAATATCCCAACTCTTGGTAAACTTGGATGCTTCCACCATACAGGCATTGAACAGAGCATTATAGGTAAATTCACTAAAGTAATTAGAAGTTGTAGCACTTGTTCCTGTGGCAGAAGATAAAGGAATAGGTCTACGAGTATATTGTATTTCTCCTGATAAAGCTGATGTAGGAGTTGGTACAATATAAATAGATGTATTATTTTTACGTGAGTAGTAACGTGGTGTACCTACAGATGCACTGGCATAAGGCCAGTAATCTATAGCATATTCATAAGTTCTTTGTAAAAGGGGAGTAATAAGAGAAGAGGTACTTGTAGTAAAACTTACATTTCTCACAATCAGAGAGTCCACAGGAAGACTTACCGTGGGACTAGAGGCTGTAAATGTAAAGGAGGCAAAGTTATCCAGACCGGGATCATCAAGTTCTTTCACTAGACGATCTTCAGCCTTCTCAACAAACTTTGGAATCTGATTTGCAAATTCTGTTGAGTCGTTTTCTGCCGTATTAATAAGGTCAGTTTTAAGAAATGAATAATTAGGCATAGGACGTTATCCTAATATAGCAGTTACTGGTCCAGCATCTGGTGCAGATACGGTTACTTTACCGTAAATAGGTACACCAATTTCTCCGAAATAAGTATCAATTACTCCATTTGCCTGAATAGCTAGTCGAATAGCTGTTCCTTGTGCAGTCCGATTTGTAATCTGCTGCTCACCTATTAATTCAATCATTCCTGATACAGTTGCCGTAGCATGAATAGCCACTATACGAGTAGTCGTACCATCAGCACCTACTGTAGCTCCTGTATCTACCCTTTTAAGTGGGCCACTTCCAACTGTTGCCATTGCAACTGTAAGATTTGAAGCCATGTTGTTCTCCTTTTAGTTAAACTTTACCACCGGCTTTATAGCCATACATTATTTTCTTCCTACTAACTTTTTTCTTTTTTCTTTTACGTTTAACTTTACCACCTTTTTTTATACTCTGTTCAACTATTTGTAATGCTGAATCTCGTGATCCACTAGATAAATTACTTGCTCTATTTTTTCTAAGTATATCTCCCGGTTTTAGTTGTGGAGTTACTCCTAAATATTCTTGGGCATATTCTCGTTGAAATCGTGGATCTTCTTTTTTCCATAATAATCCTCTTTGAACTAATAACTCATTTATACTCTTAAGTTTATTATGGATATATTTTTGACGTTCCCTTTTTGTAGGCAATTTACTAGCTTCTTTTTCAACTTGCCTTACCATTAATTGATGCTCAACATCTCCTAAATCTTCAGCAGCTATTCGACCCCAAGGTTTATCATAATCAGACTTTCTACCAAGAATTTGATCAGGATGAATTTTCTTTTCTTTTCTAGCCATATCTAATCTCTTTATACTTTACCACCGGCTTTATAGCCTTGCATTATTTTACCACCACCTCTACGAGATACTAATCCACCACGTTTTCTAGTAATTCTTCGTTTATATCCCATTTTTTTACCAACAGGAGATTTTTCTTTCATTTCTTCAAAACTAGATAAAGAACTTCTTAATCTATTTAAAGCTGTATCTCGTTGCTTATCAGTTTTAGCATTAGCCAGAGATTGTGCTCTATGTTGTAATTCTGCTTTGGCATCTACATCACCTAATTCAGTAGCAGCAGTTCTTTTAGGAACTTTCATTCCTGACCAATGTTTCTCTTTTGCTGTAGTCTTTCTTTTAGGAGAATCTCTATGTATAGCTTCGTATGAACTTGAGATACCTTCCCATTTATGAGGATCAGTACCAACATAATGTTTTCTAGTTATTCCCTTTTTTTTATTAGCCATATCTAATCTCCCTAGACTTTACCACCGGCTTTATAGCCTTGCATTATTTTACCACCACTTTTATTTTTAAGTAATTTTGTCATCTCTTCTCTGGAATATTTCTTTTTAGGTCTTATAAATTTTCTTCTTTTTGGACGTACTGGTTTAGTATCATCTTTAGGCCAAAATCTTAAATCTCCAGTTTGTTTCAATTCAGCCATATCTAATCTCCCTAAACTTTACCACCAGCTTTATAACCAACCATAATCTTTCCACCACCCTTACGAGAAGTAGTTCCACCCTTCTTACGAGATACAGAACCACCCTTCTTTGCCATAGTTCTGGCAGCAGAATAAGGTCTATGACCCAGAGCACGTTCCATGCCTTCACTCTCTGCTCTACGGGCTGCAAGATTTCCCCTGACAGCAGGATGACGAGCACCTAATGATTCGTCAAGTCGTGCATCATAGCCTTGTGTAAGACCACCTACTTGTTTCTTAACAGTTCCACCAGCTTTACGTTTCATAGTTCCACCTTTCTTACGTTTCCTTTCGGGTAACGTACCAGATCTTTTTTCTTCAGCAGGATATAAACCAACGTGACTCATTCTTGTATTTGCCATATTTAAATTCCTTCTGTAAAATATAAGGGAAGTGGCATAAGCTCACTCCCCCTATATCATTTGCCTTTAGCTTCCAGCATTTCCTCTCCAGCCCCTCCAATCGGAGACACCGAAACTATACCGTTCCCGTGCCTTAAATCGAAGGTTGCCAGTATCGAAATCTGGCTCCATCTTAGTCTGAAGTGGAGTACGTGTAAACATCTTCGTGCCATTAGGAACATCGGTCCTTACGAACCAATCATCCGTTCCAGTGAACCGTCGATTGACATAGAACCCATTAGGGATCATGCCCATATGACGAGTGGCATTAATATCATTGTTAGCACTACCGGGAAGACCGGGAGTGTTTAGAATGGTATCAGCAGTATTCCATAAATCAACAGGAATATGCAAAGATGTAGCACTTGCACCTATGAGAATACCACGATCATCCTTTGTCTTTTGAACATTGGTGATTGCAGTTTCAAGAGTACCAATAGCCAATGCACCAGCAGATTCCAGATTGCTCTGGTTTCCATCAGAAACAGTTGGATGGGTGGATGCAAAGAATGCAACACCATCACCAATTGTATCTGTGAATCCGTTGGTAAACAGATTAGCAGCTTTGACTTCCTTGGTGTTTGCCATTGCACGAGCCAAACCTCTGGCACGTAACTTGGCAAACGTATCATACAAGTTGTCTTCCATTGCTTCTTCTGTAATTGCAAAAGCTAGAGCTACAGTCTCTGCCGTGTAACGGGCAGTATAACTCTCTTGTGCATCATCATAGGATACAGCAGCCCCTTCAGATTTAACTGGAGCCGTACCGAAACCTGTAAACAGAACTTCTTCTTCAAAGGCCCGATCAGAATTTTCGACTTCATAAAGTGATTTATGTTCGTCGTTAACCTGACCATATTCCAGCCCGAAAACAGCATTTAAGCCGGGAAGAAGTTCTTTGGCAATACTAGATCTATTAATAGCCATAGTTTATCTCCTTCCTAGTTATGCCGTTGATACTGTAGCAGTTGCAAACCGATCACGATGTGTGGGCAACCAAACTTCAAGCATCGGATATTGATCAAGACCGTCGATTCCTTCATCGGGGTCTTTAGAATAACCAATAACTCGTACATTACCTACAATGGTTTCTACACCAGCAGCAGATGTTTCTACAAAAAATGCAGAATTGCCTGTTACGGTACTACCAGCAGAGGCCGTCGAAACGGTTGCCGTATAATTTAGTACTTTACAGATCTCACCGTGACTACAGGTAGCATTACCTTGAATGTAATACGTCTGATCAGGATCAGTTATGACATGGAACTCAACACTGGTTGCAGCCGTGATAGCTTCCCCCGGCCAATAACGGGACCAAGTTGGTGTACCATTCGTATCTACATAGTTACAACCTACAAATACACCCGAAGGCTTGAGAGTTGCACCAATAGATTCAGAAATAGTACCACTGGCTTCAATACAGATTAAGTCACCATTGTACAGTTTCTT